TTTCAAAATCAAAGAAGATCGGCGTAAAGCCGCCAGGGGCGATTAATGGGAAACAGAGCAAAGCTAAGCGCTGCCGTTCTGGGACTAATTCTCGCTGGCGCACCGGCATCTGTCATCCTCGATCAGTTCTTGAATGAGAAAGAAGGTAACAGCACGACGGCGTATATAGATGGCTCCGGGATATGGACGATTTGCCGCGGCGCCACTATGGTTGGCGGCAAACCCGTTGTACAGGGCATGAAGCTGACGCAGTCCAAATGCGACGAGGTGAATTCCATCGAGCGCGACAAGGCGCTTGCATGGGTGGACCGAAATATCACAGTGCCGCTCACCGCACCGCAAAAGGTGGGCATTGCATCTTTCTGCCCGTACAACATCGGGCCCGGTAAATGTTTCCCTTCTACCTTCTATAAGCGGATCAACGCAGGTGACCGTAAAGGGGCATGCGAAGCAATCCGCTGGTGGATTAAAGACGGCGGCAGGGATTGTCGACTGACCAAAGGCCAGAAGAACGGCTGCTATGGTCAGGTTGAGCGTCGTGACCAGGAAAGCGCGCTGGCGTGCTGGGGGTTGGATAAATGAGCCGTCTCACCGCAGTTATCTGCGCGGTTGTCATTTGCGTGCTGGTATCGATGACGTGGGCGATTAACCACTACCGCGGCAACGCCATCACCTACAAAGATCAGCGCGATAAGGCCATTGAGAAACTCAGCCTGGCTAACGCCACTATCACTGATATGACAACCAGGCAGCGAGATGTTGCTGCGCTGGATGCCAAATACACGAAGGAACTGGCCTATGCAAAAGCTGAAAATGTTGCTCTGCAGCGCAAGCTTGATAATGGTGGTCGGGTGCACGTCAAAGGCAAGTGTCCAGTGCCAACCTCAACCGAAACCGCCAGCACCTCCGGCATGGGCAATGATGCCACCGTCGAACTCTCTGATGTTGCTGGACGAAACGTTCTCGGTATCCGATCCGGAATCCTCAACGACCAAACAGCATTAAGAACGCTGCAGGAATACATCAATACGCAGTGTTTGAAATAGAGCCTCGCAATAGCGGGGTTTTTTACTAACTGAGGATTCCCAATGACCGTACGTGCAAAATTTTTCTGCCAATCAATTCAGAAGGCAGAGGATGACTCGTATCGAACCATCCACATGAGCCCAGTTACTGCTGATACCGAAGAAAACAAGGCGTGGTCAAAGTACACGCCTGGCGGTCAGTTAACGATGCATGTGTCAAACCCGGCAGCTTTCGAACACTTCGAGCAGGGCAAAGAATACTTCATCGATATTCAGCCGGCACAGTAACCATAACAAAGCTCATCTGCTGGTGGGCTTGATAATGACTAAACCTTTACGGAGATAAAGTCCCTGTAAGGGGATTGGACCAGAGCTTCACACGCGCACCATGAAAAGAGTGATAACCCCATGCAAGTCATTAACCCGGTGATTAAGTGCTATGCGGACAGTGATTGCGATTAAAAAGTAATCAATGGTGGTATGATAAGCCTTACTCTTATAAAGGCTAAAATTATGTCATTCTTCGATTATGCACTTAAACGTGTTGAATCTGCGACCAAAACTACAGTGACTTGTCCGATATGCGGCTTTAATTCTAATCATCCGACAACAAAGGTACGGCAGGAACAGGCGTTGCTATGCCCAAAATGTAAATCACTGTTCGTTATTCACAGGTAATTCATCATTTAGTCAGTTTTTTCCTAAGGATAATGGCATTACCAGAAAGAACGGTGTGCTTATATTCATTAAATATCAATTCATTGTGTCATTTTCCATCTGCTCTGGTCAGATGCAAATCACAGCTCGTCTACAATGTTAACTAAGTGCCCATGATTATGGAGTTCGTATTATGACGATTTATCTACGTAGTTCTATTACTGGGAAAGTCCTGACACAGAAAGAATGGCAACACTCATTAAATGAGTGGGATGACGAAGGGGGGGCATCTGATCCGGCTGATGAATTTATTGAGGTCGTAAAAGATGAGGAAGGTAACTGGATTGAGAAAAATTCAGCTCATAATTCCGATGGCTAATGAATTGCCCTCAGAATATGCTGTGATACACCACCTAATCCCAAAAGCCTTTTCCATTTATTGATTGCGCAGCTTAGGCGTAGAAAGTAAACCATTCTAATTCGGTAACAATGCAGAACCATTCGCAGATGACAATTACGAAAAAGTAATCATGGGTAAAGCATGTCTTACCACTACACTCAATGTTACCTATTTCCTGCGGAGCATCATGATGCTTGAGGGAAGGTTGGAGACTATGCACTGCGGAACGCCCTGCTTCGCGGTTTATGGTAAGGAAGAGTACATAAAGAGCCTCATTGATTACATCAGGAGCAGTAAGACATTTTCAGCCGAAATCAGGATTATTGGCGGGTTGGATGTGATAGGGCGAATGAAAATCATAATTACTGGTAAGGTAATTGATGAAGTATCTCTGGTTGATTTTCAGTCAATGCTGTTGAATAGTTTTAAAAGCAGCGATTAACTCTTCTCAAACCGCCTCCGGGCGGTTTTTTATTGCCATTACCATGGGCAGAACCATCGTAATGGCAACACATGCTTTTCCATGTATGCAGTATGTCCGAAGAAGCAACGAGGGATGCAGTTTCATCCGCTACTGCTGAGGGTCACATTTGGCTTTAATATCACCTACAAAGGATCCCACAGCATCTTGCGACGCGTTACTAGAGTTTGTTCGGTTAAGCGTCATAAAAGCTTTAGTGCCATCAGTTGATATTTGCCATGTCTGAATAGTCATTCCCAAGCCTATATTGTACGTTCCTAACATCGAAGTTGGGCTTAAAACTGTATAGGTCATGATGCTATCTGTAACGGATGGGGAGTTTTTATCAATGTTGAGTACAAATACTTTTCCCGAGAAACCGTCTTTTTTGAACTGAAATTGATTGTATTGTTGGGAACCTACGCCAGTTAGATTGCTTACAACCCAGCATCCAGCATCCGCAGATGTGGCGGCTAATGTCAGCACAGCTCCAAATAAACACTTCTTTATCATTATTAACTATTCCTGCTTCAGATTTATATGAATGTAGCCAGCACAGAAATAATACACGCATCTCACGTTTGATAAAGACTCATCCACAGTTGCAGTTATATAGAGAAAACAATGGCAAAACCGGACTGGGGCGTGCTTCAGCAACGGTTCCTGTCCGATCATGCCGAAACCGGCGTATCACCGAAGGAATGGTGTGAAGCGCAGGGACTGAATTATGCGACCGCACGCCGTTATATCAAAAAGCTAACTGCGCAAAGTGCGCAAAATCCTGTGCAGAAGAAACTGCGCACTGCGCAAAAGGAAAAGTGCGCAGATGAGCTGGTAGGTGATGATGGATTAACGGCACAGCAAAGATGCTTTGTTGCGGAGTACTTGAAGGATCACAATGCCACACAGGCAGCTATCCGGGCGGGGTACAGCAAGCGGAATGCTGACAAAATCGGACCTGAGCTACTAGGGAAAACTAGGGTTGCGCAGGCCATTGCGCAGCAGCAGAAAGCCTCCATTGCGCGCACACTTGGCAGTGCCGATGAAGTGCTCGCGCAGATGTGGCAGCTCGCTACCTTCGATGCAAACCAGCTTTCGCAGTATCGCCGCGGGGCGTGTCGTTACTGTTGGGGCTTCGGGCACCATTATCAGTGGCGCGATGTAGTTGAGTTCGATGAAGAGACGGTCAAGACAGAGGGCAGAGAAGGTGCACGACTGCCGGAGGACACTGGCGGCTATGGTTACGACCACAACAAAGAGCCTAACTCCGAATGCCCACGCTGCAACGGCGACGGCATTGGTCAGCCTTACTTCCCTGATACACGCAAACTTCCCGCAGATTCCCGGCTCGCTTACTCCGGTGTGAAGGTTGGCAAGAACGGTGTAGAGATAACTGCCATCAGCCGTGAGCGTATGTTCGAAGCGGTGATGAAGCGGCTTGGCCTGGCGGATAGCGAGTTCGCGCAGCGGCTGCAGCAAATCGAAATCGACCGCCGGCAGCTGGAGGTTGAGAAACTCCGCAAAGAGCTTGCCGGTGACGGGGAAGACGAAGAACCAACACCAGTACAAATCAACATAAACGTAGTGGACGCGAGGGCAGACGATGGGGATCAGCCCGACACTTAACATCCCGCAGGCCCGCTTCCTTGCTATGCCCAACAAGTTCAAAGCTTACGTGGCCGGGTTTGGGTCGGGGAAGACTTGGGTGGGTTGCGGCGGCATCTGTAAGGGAATGTGGGAGTTCCCAAAGATTAACCAGGGCTACTTCGCGCCGACCTACCCGCAGATACGCGACATCTTCTATCCCACTGTTGAGGAGGTGGCCCACGACTGGGGACTGAGCGTCAAAATCAACGAGGGGAACAAAGAGGTTCACTTCTACGAGGGGCGACGCTATCGCGGAACAACGATCTGCCGCTCGATGGAGAAACCCGGTTCAATAGTCGGTTTCAAAATCGGTAATGCGATGGTCGATGAACTGGACGTGATGCCAGCGGCGAAAGCTCAGCAGGCGTGGCGAAAAATCATCGCACGTATGCGTTACAACGTTCCGGGTCTGCGAAACGGTATTGACGTCACGACCACGCCGGAAGGGTTCAAATTCGTCTACCAGCAATTCGTGAAAGCGGTGCGGGATAAGCCTGAACTGACAGCCCTGTACGGACTGATTCAGGCCAGCACGTTCGACAATGCGAAGAACCTCCCTGACGATTACATTCCGTCGTTGCTCAGCTCATACCCGGACGAGCTGATCCAGGCCTATCTGCGCGGCAAGTTCACTAACCTGAACAGCGGAACGATTTACCACACCTTCAACCGTAAACTGAATAACTGCACTGACGAGATTCAGGACAACGATCCACTGTTTATCGGCATGGACTTCAACGTGGGGAAAATGGCTGCGATTGTTCACGTTAAACGCAACAGCTTACCGCGCGCCGTTCGTGAGCTGGTGAAGGTCTACGACACACCGGCGATGATTAAGCGCATACAGGAAGAGTTCTGGCGCTACGAGGGCGGTCGATACGTTAAAAGTCGGGAGATTTACATTTATCCGGATGCCTCCGGCGACTCCCGCAAATCGCAGAACGCCAGCAAGACCGATATCGCCCAGCTTAACGACGCTGGATTCAGCGTTATAGTCGATGATGCCAACCCGCCGGTTAAAGACCGCATTAACTCGATGAACGCCATGTTCTGTAATGCTAACGGTGAGCGGCGATATCTGGTCAACGTCCAGAATTGCCCGGTCTACACCGAAAGCCTCGAGCAGCAGATATGGGCGGCAAACGGCGAACCGGATAAGTCAGCTGATAACGATCACCCCAACGACGCTGGTGGGTACTTCATCGTGAAGGATTACCCGATCGTGAAGCCAGCCTACTCAATCACCATGGACACCACTTTCTGATATGGCAAACGACGACATCACCTGGGTTCGACCAGAACACCGGGCGGCTTCTGCTGCCTGGCGGAAATACCGCGACTTCTGCAAAGGTGCTGAGGCAGTTAAGGAAGCGGGCAATAAATATTTACCGTTCCTCGATCCGACTGATAAATCCTCTCGCAACCGTAAGCGCAACGAGGACTACCTGAGCCGCGCGGTTTTCTACGCCATTACGGGCAATACGAAAATCGGCATGCTGGGCATGGCTTATCGCAAAGACCCGACCTTTACCGGCTCCGACAAGCTCAAATATCTCCTGAGCAATGCCGACGGCGCGGGGACGAGTATTTATCAGCAGTCGCAACTGGTGGCCGAGAACGTTCTGGAAGTTGCACGTGAGGGAGTTTACGTCGATTACGCCGAGGCGACGAAAGAGGCGATCATCCTTCGTTATCCGGCAGAGAACATCACCAACTGGCGAACGAAGCGCATAAATGGGCGTGACCAGCTGGTGCTGGTGGTGCTACGTGAATGCGTAGAGGAGCCGGATGGTTACGCTTACAAGGAGGAGATCCAGTACCGCGAGCTGTCGCTGCAGGAAGGGAAATTCATCTGCCGTGTTTGGCGACGTGCTGGTGGCACTGCAAGCGGAACCTACACCGTAGACAGCGAGTACCATCCAAAGCCTAAGGGGCAGGAATACTGGGATGAAATCCCGTTCACCTTTGTTGGCGCCCAAAACAACGATCCCACTATCGATGATTCACCGCTTGCCGCGCTGGTCGAGATAAACCACGGCCATTATCGAAACAGTGCTGACTATGAAGACAGCGTGTGGTTTTGCGGTCAGGTTCAGCCGTACATGACTGGGCTCGATACCGGCTGGCGCGATCACCTCGAGAAGAAGGGCGTCAAAATTGGCTCCCGGTCACCGCTACTGCTTCCTAAAGAAGGTTCGTTTGGCTATGCGCAGGCGCAGCCTAACATGCTGGCGAAAGAGGCAATGGACAGCAAACGCGATTACATGGTGCAGCTGGGAGCCCGACTGATTGAGCAGAACGCCACAGCGAAGACGGCGACGCAGGCGAGCGGGGAGCAATCCTCATCAACATCAGTGCTGGGCATCTGCGTCTCGAACGTCTCTGAAGCTTACACGCTGGCGCTTGGCTGGTGTGCGAAATACCTCGGTCTCAAAGGCGAGTCTCCTGCTTACACCATCAACCAGGAATTCATTGCGAAGGTGGCCGAGTCCGGTATGGTCACGGCGATTGTAAACGCATGGCAGTCTGGCGCGTTGCGCGATACCGATATGATTCGGGCATTGCAGAAACTCGATCTGATTGACCCGGCAGATAATCCTGATGATGTGATCGATGCGCTTCGCAACCAGGCACCCACCATGACAGGAGGCTAGCATGCCAACCGTTAATGAAAGCCTGCGTGATGAGGCGATCGCGCATTCCGTGTGGTTGAGCCGTTACGCCACCGGCGTAGCCAACAGGATGGTTAAACTCCTCAACGAGACAGATGCAGACCTGTCGGCGCGTTTGCTGGATGCGCTGGACAGGCTGTCACCGGAAAGCTTCACCGTTAAACGGCTGGAAAGTCTGCTCGGTAGCGTGCGTGAACTGAATCACCAGGCCGTTTCCGCGATGCAGACCGGACTGCAAAGCGAGCTGGTGGCTCTTGCAAAGAATGAGGCCAGTTACCAGTTGAGCCTGTTCGACTCCCTGTTGCCATCCCAGATTCTTTCTCGTTACCCGCTGCAGGACATTACCGCCGATATGGTCTATGCCGCGGCGATGGCCCAGCCCTTTCAGGGGCGGTTGCTGAGTGAGTGGGCGAGCAATCTTGAGTCGGACAGGCTGGCACGCGTCGTTAACGCCGTGCGGCGTGGTTATCTGGCAGGCGATACGGTGGAAGCGATCGCGCGAAACGTTCGTGGTCACGCAAACAAAGACTACCGCGATGGCGCGCTGCAGATGAGCAGGGCAAATGCTGCCAGCATAGCTAAAACGGCTGTAAATCATCTGGCTGCGACCGCCCGTAACAGCTTTACCAGCGCCAACAGCGATATCGTGAAAGGAAAGCAATGGTTGTCTACGCTGGACAACAATACCAGCCACGATTGCATCGTTCGCGATCTGCTGCGATACACCCTGGACAACAAGCCGGTGGGGCACAAGGTGCCTTATCTGCAGGGACCGGGGAAAATCCACTTTTGCTGCCGTTCTACCGAAACGCTGATCCTCAAATCATGGCGAGAACTCGGCATCGATATTGATGAAATGGACGAGGGCACCCGCGCGAGCATGGACGGGCAGGTTCCGGCGAAAACCACGTATCTGGAGTGGCTCAAGCGTCAGCCGGCACAGCGGCAGGATCAGGTGCTTGGTGTAGAGCGCGGGCGTCTGCTCCGTGCCGGCGAAATCGACCTGAGTGACATGTTCACGGACAAAGGGGAATGGATAACACTGGAACGACTTAAGCAACTTTCAGGTACCGACAACTAACGATCAGCACTTACATCATGCCCTGGCACCCGCCGGGGCTTTTTTATGGGCGAGGCCCGGCAAAATCCCGAGGGGACATTATGTTAATCCGAAATATGCTTCTGAAATTTTACGCTCCAGAAAACGGCGGTGAAGGAGGTGGTGGGGGCGGTGTCGAAATCACGCCGGAAATCCAGAAGCTGATCGACGAACGCGTGACGAGCGAAGTCACCGGTCTTAAAACCAAAAACTCTGAGCTGCTGGGGACCATCAAGCAGCAGAAAGAAAACCTGTCCCGCTTTGATGGTATCGATCCAGACGCCGTGCGCGGCATCCTGCAACGTTTCTCCGACGATGAAGAGGCAAAGCTGATTGCCGCCGGGAAAATTGACGAGGTGCTCGATAAGCGCACCGAGCGCCTGCGCGCTGACGTTGATAAGCAGATCAAAGTAGCAAACGAACGTGCGGATAAAGCCGAAGCGTTCTCCAACAAATTCCGGGATCGCGTACTAGGCGATGCTATCCGCTCAGCTGCCGCTAAAACCGGCGCGCTACCGGAAGCATCTGACGACCTGATCCTACGTGCCAAAGGCACTTTCAAGCTCAACGACGAAGGCGAGGCCGTAGCGGTTGATGCAAATGGCGACGTTCTGTTCGGTAAGGACGGGAAAACCCCGCTTAGCCCGCTTGAGTGGGCCGAGTCTCTCAAGGAGACGGCTCCACATCTGTTTCCTCGCGCGGAAGGCACCGGCGCGGGCGGGCATAAACCGAACGGTGGTGGCAGCCTGAAACGCTCCGAAATGAGCGCCAGCAACAAGGCGGA